ATTGCCCGTTTATACCTACTGGGATCTTGGTATCAATGACGATATGGTTTTATGGCTCATGCAGCCACACCGCAAAGAGTTACGAATGATTGCGTGTTACGCCAATCGTGATGAAGGAATGGAGCATTACATTAACTGGCTTCACGACTTCGCTGATAAGCACGGGATTCGATACAAAGAGCACCTGGCGCCGCATGATATTTCTGTTCGGGATCTAATGACCAGGGAAAGCCGACTTGATACCGCTAAGCGAATGGGTATTAAGTTTAAGTTGGTTGAACGATGTAAGAGCAAGCGCGAATCAATCAACTCACTCAAGAAGCTATTCCCTCGCCTATGGATTGATATTAAACGATGCGATACAGACTCAACCGGGGCAACTGGTGATCAGGCTAAGAAAACAGGCTGGAAAGGCATCAAGGCATTGCGCCGAGAGTGGGATCATGACAATGAAGTGTTTAAAGACACTACTGGGCCTAAGTGGGCTACTAACTTCACTGATGCTATTCAGCAAATGGGGCTTCACTACAAAGAAGAGGTTGAACGCCAGAAGCCACAAAGACGCAGGCCAGGCCGAGCAACTTCCGGCAGTTGGTTGGGTTCTTAATGCGTAGTTATGGCGAAATAGCTGAAGTGTGCTTTCAGCGTAAAGGCTGGAACATTTACAATCTGGCTACTGAGTATAAGATTTGGGATGGATACCGTAATAAATCGGTGTTCGTTAATACCATGCTAGAACTGAAGCAAGAGATTAATAAGTTTATCGGGGAAGGAAGTTATGAAGAAAGTTAAGTTTAAGTGTGAGCACTGCAAAGTTCCAGTTAAGCGCAATTCAAAACTAATCGTTCAGGAGAGCAAGCGCAAATACTGTTCTGAGCAATGCCTAATGAAGTGGAGACTCGCAAATGGCTAAGTCTAAATCAAAAATAGAACAGCTTTACGCTAAACCCGTAAAGCAAAAGAAAGGTGATAAGTCTGATGACTCATTACTTTGTACGGCCAGAAAGCGAGCTCGTGACGGTGCAACCTACTGGAAAGAAAACTGGGAAGCGGCTGAAGATGATCTGAAGTTCCTTGCTGGTGAGCAATGGCCTTCACAAGTACGAACTGAGCGAGAGCTTGAGCAACGTCCTTGCCTGGTTAATAACGTATTGCCTACCTTTGTGGATCAGGTCCTTGGTGATCAGCGACAAAACCGCCCGGCTATCAAGGTAAGTGCAACTAACGTCACTCGTGTTACCAATCCAGATACCGGAGAGCAAGAAGACCTTCAGATAGCAAACACTTCAGGCAAGAGCAATTATGATTTGGCCGAGGTCTTTACTGGCCTAATTAAGAATATTGAATACAACTGCGATGCTGAAACAAGCTATGACATTGCTTTTCAGTCGGCGGTTGAGTCTGGAATGGGTTACTTACGTGTTCGATCTGATTACCTGGCAGATGATAGCTTTGAACAAGACTTGATTATCGATCACATTGAAAACCAGTTTGCTGTAACTATGGACCCGAACGCCAAAGAGCGTGACCGTTCAGATATGAACTGGTGCCTTATTGATGACACGATGGAGAAGGAGGCATTCAAAGATCTTTACCCTGATGCCAACGCCGACCCGGTTAACTCTGATTCAGTTGATGATATGGGGACCTGGTACTCTGACAACTCAGTTAAGATCAGCGAATACTTTACTCGTGAGCCTTGCATTAAAGAAGTTGCCCTTCTTAGTGATGGTCGTTCGGTGTATATGGATGAGCTAGAGCCTGTTGTTGATGAGCTACTTGCTAAAGGTGTAAGAATTGTCCGTACCCGTAAGGTGAAAACACACAAAGTATTTTGGAGAAAAATTACTGGTCTTGATGTTTTAGAAGGTCCTATTGAAATACCTTGCTCAACCATTCCGGTTGTTCCGGTTTGGGGTAAGGCATTGGTTATTAAGAAGAAAATCATTTTCCGCTCCATTATTCGCCATAGTAAAGACGCTCAACGAATGGCTAACTATTGGGATAGTGCCGCAACTGAAGCCGTTGCTCTTGCACCTAAAGCGCCGTTTATCGGCTCTGAAGGTCACACTGAAGGTTATGAACACCAATGGGAAACGGCAAACACTGTTAACCGCTCAGTATTAACCTATGTGCCTCAATATCAAGGTGATCCAGGTCCACGCCGTGAGCAGCCAGCCGCTATCCCTGCCGCTGAGATTACTCTTGGCATGAACTCAAGCGAGAAGATCAAAGCCACTCTTGGTATGTATGACGCATCACTTGGCGCAATGGGTAATGAAACTTCAGGTCGGGCAATCGTAGCAAGGCAACGCCAGGGTGATCGCGGTTCGTTTGCCTTCATTGATAACCTAACTAAAGCTATTCGCCGTGTTGGTAAGATCATGGTTGAAATGATACCTAAGATTCACGATACAGAGCGTGTTGTTCGTTTGAAGTTTTCTGATGAAACTGAGGACTTTGTTAAGTTGAATGAACAGATTCTTGATGAACAAACAAACGAGTGGGTAACTATCAATGATCTGAACGTTGCCAAGTATGATGTTGTTGTTACCACTGGCCCGGCTTACTCAACACAGCGACAAGAAGCAGCTGAGTCTATGGTTCAATTCGCTCAAGCTGTTCCGACTGCCGCTGGTGTTCTTGGTGATCTTATTGCTCAGAATATGGATTGGCCTGGTGCTGATGTGATAGCAGAACGACTCAAGAAGATTGTGCCGCCTAATATCCTTACACCTGAAGAGCGCGAGAAACTTCAGGAAGATATGCCAGAGCAGCAAGAACCAACGCCAGAGCAACAGATTCAAATGAAGGAGCTTGAAGTAAGAAGCCAGGAAGCTGAAGCTAAATCGGTAACGGCTCAAGCCAATAACGAGAAGTCTGCCGCCACCATTGCTAAGGCACAGGCCGATCTTGTCCAGGCTCAACTTGAAACCGCTGAAGCACAGCAACAACTTCTAGCTATTCAAAACGGACAAGGCGAAGCTTACCAGCAAGTACGTGAATTAGTTGCTGAGGCACTAGCTGAGTTAATGGCAAACAATCAAAATGTCAAGGCTTAACGAGTGACTTTTTACTAAATTAAGCTTATCATTAGTTTATGGCTACCAGTGGCCTTTCACTGGGCTTTAAATTCGTATAGGAACATATACGCCATGAGTGACGAAAACAACCAAGACGAAACTTCAGGTTTTGTCGTTACATTAAGTGATGCGCCAGAAGCACCAAATGAACCACAGGAAGAGCCGAAGCAAGAAGAACAGGCCAGTTCTGAAGCTCCTGCCACTGAAGGTAAAGAGAAGCCAGAGCCTAAAAGTGAAGGCGAAGAGTCTGAAGGCAAAGCGCAAGATGATTCCGGTAACGATTCTGATACCGCCGCACCGGACGAAGGCAAGAAGCCTAACCGAGTGCAAAAGAGAATCGACAAGGTAGTAAGAGAACGCGAAGACGAGCGCCGTAAAAACGAGGCACTTGAAAAGCGTATTGCAGAATTGGAAGGTAAAGGATCGGATAAGTCAGAAAAGGAACCTGTAGAGGATGACTTTGAAACTTATGACCAGTATCTTGATGCCTTAGACGCTTATGACAATAAGCCGAAAAAGGACCAGGATAAACCTGAACCTAAACAGGAAGAGCAAGAAGCGGCACCTTCATTAACCGATAACCAAAAAACGGCAATGGCTGTTATTAAGGAAACGGTTGAGTCAGCAACTAAACCTGATGACTTTGAAGCTGTAGCGCTTAATCCTGAGGTTCCGATCACTGGTGATATGCTTGAAGCACTGGCTGAATGTGAAGACCCGGCAAAGGTTATGTATCACTTAGGCCAAAATAAAGATCTTGCTACTGATATTGCTTCTGGTTCGCCAGCTCAGCAAATGCGAGCAATCGCAAAACTTGATCTGACGGTGACGAGCAAACCGCCGAAACCGACAAAAACAACTAATGCGCCCGATCCTATTAGCCCTGTTGGTGGTAGTGATGCACAAGAAAAAGCCCCGGCTGAAATGTCTTTTGCAGAATACGAAGCTCACATGAATAAGAAAGAACGAACGCGCCAATCTTGGTAATAATTTAGGAGGCACCTCATGGCTGCTCAAAATAACAATCTACTAACTGATGATGTAATTGCTAAAGAAGCATTGCGTCTACTTAAAAACAACTTGGTTACTGCTAAGTTGGTTTATCGCAACTATGAAAAAACGTTTGGTAAAGTGGGTGATACCATTCGCTTAAAACTTCCTTACCGTGTTAAAGCCGCTGATGGTCGTACCTTGGTTAAGCAACCAATGGTTGATCAGACAATCCCGTTTAAGATTGACAAGCAACACCACGTTGGACTTGAGTACACTGTTAAGGATAAGACCCTTGACATTATGGACTTCTCTGAACGTTACCTGAAGTCGGGCATGATTCAGATCGCTAACAAGATTGACCGCAATATCTTGCTTACCCTGAAAAAAGCATTCCACACTTCCGGCACTCCCGGTGTTCGCCCTGGTAAGTTTATCGACTTTGCTAACGCTGGCGCTAAACAGACCACTTACGCCGTTCCTCAAGATGGTATGCGTCATGCGGTACTTGACCCGTTCACTTGCGCTTCGCTATCTGATGAAGTAACCAAGCTATTTAAAGAAAGCATGGTTGAGCAAGCGTATAAGATGGGCTATCGCGGTAAGGTGTCTGAGTACGACACTTACGAATCTCAGAACTTGCCTAAACATACTGTTGGTGATCACGGCGGCACTCCTTTGGCTGGTGCTGGCGCTAACGGTTCAGTTATCACTATGACTGGCGGTACGGCTTCAACAACTGGCTTTTTGAAGGTTGGTGATGTGTTTACCGTTGCTGGTGTTTTTGGTGTTAACCCACAGAACTATGAAACAACTGGCTTGCTTCAAGAGTTCGTTGTTACTGCTGACGTTGATACTGATGGTGCTGGCGCCGCTTCAATTAGTGTGTTCCCTGCATTGAATGACGGTACAGCAACAATCAATAACGCTGAAGGCGACCCAATCAGTACGAAAGCTTACCAAAACATTACAGCCCTTCCTGTTGCTGGTGCGGCTATCACTATTGCTGGTGCGGCTAATGCAACATACGAACAAAACTACCTGTTCCACCGTGATGCTATCGCCCTTGCAATGATTGACCTTGAGCTACCACAATCAGCGGTTATCAAGTCTCGTGCTGCGGACCCTGAAACTGGTCTGTCACTTACTCTTACTGGTGCTTATGATATTAATGAGCAAACAGAGATTCACCGTATTGATGCTGTTTACGGCACCGATTTGATTTACGGTGAGCTTGCCCTTCGTATGTGGGGCGCTGCTCAGTAAGCAACAACCGATAAGGCCCAAGGACGGGCCTTTTATTCATTAGATAGAGAGAGTAATTAATATGTCAAAGTTATGGATGTATCACGCTAACTGCCCTAAAGGTGAAATTGTTAACCTGTCTCAAGCTGAACAATTAGAGCAAGACGGTTGGGTTAAGTCTCCGGCGCTTCTTGATTTGCCTAAAGAAGATAACGCCGCCAAGATGGACGCTGATCAGATTGAACGTGCGCGACCTGAAGATCTTGTTGGCCTGGTTAAAACAATGGGCTTTAAGGTTTTATCTGAAGTTGAATTTGAAGCTGAAATGAATAAGGCAAAGTTTAGCGCTGTACCTGTCACCATTGAGTCATTCAGTGATGAAGAGTTAATTGCTGAAGCTGAGCGCCGTGGCCTTAAAGAGTCAAAACAAGCTGAAGGTCAAGAAGGCGAGCACGATCTTGATGTTCTATACGCGCAGTTTGAAGAAAACCCTGAATCACTAACCAAAGCTGAGCATGTTGTTCTTGGCAACACTCTTTATAGCTTAGGTCTTCGTGAGAACATGAAAGAAGACACTCTGATCGAGAAAATCAAAGCGGCAATGAACGGAGCTGAATAACATGGCTACTACGGTAGGGGATATTATTCGCAGTTCAATGCGTAAAATTGGCGTTCTTGCTGCTGGCGAACCCCTGCCAGCCAATGAAGGTGATGACGCTTTACAGGTGTTTGCTCAAATGGTCGATGCCTGGACCAATGAAACGCTACTTATCCCGGTGGTGAATGTCGTCACCTTTCAGCTTACTAACGATGTATCTGAATACACTATTGGTATTTATCCTGAACCAAAGCCGGACCCGTTACCAATCAACCATATTGAAACCGCAAGGCCAGAAAAGATACTGGCCGCTTTCATTCGTGATCAATACGATACCGACTACATTCAAGAGGTCATTGACGTTAAGACCTTCTCACGAATTAGCCGTAAAACGAACGCTTCACGCCCATCTCGCTTCTATGTTCGTGAAGGCTGGCCGTTAAACACCATATTGTTTGAGTCTGTGCCGTACTCTTCAGAAACTCTTCACCTTGAGGTTGTCCAGCCATTAAGCGAGATACTTCCGGCGGCTTGCCTAACTGAAGTGATTAACTTGCCTCCTGGTTACGAGCGAGCGCTTATCTATAACCTTTGCCTTGATCTTGCCGATGAATGGGGCAAACAACCAAGTGCGGCTATTGCTACCCATGCTGTTGAAGGTAAGAAGTGGCTGAAGCGTAATAACTACCGTGATCTTGTTCTTGGAATGGATCGCGCCGTTGCTACTCAGCGCAAAGGTATTGGTACTTATATTATTGAGCAGGGGCCATAACATGCAAAGAGAGATACCGCTTGCGGCCAACACTTCAGAGCAGGACATATCAGGCAATGAGTTGCTTGTTAACGTGTATCCTCGCGCCTCAGCTGGTGGTAAATATCCATTCAACCTAATTAATACGCCAGGGCTCGCATTCTTTTGTGAGCTTCCTACGTTCCCAGTGCTTGGCCTTCATAACAATAAAGGTCGCGTGTTTGCCGTCACTCCTTCAAAAATGTACGAGATATTTAAGAACGGAACATTTAAAGAGTTAGGTGATGTTGATCTTAAAGGTCGTGTTGTTATGGAGGATAACGGTATTCAGGTTGTTGTAGTTGATGGTTTCAAGGGCTTCTACTATGACGCTAACACAGAAGAAGTAGATCAGATAACTCATGAAGCTTTCTATCCAGCTTCTACAGTTACTTATCAAGACGGTTACTTTCTGTTTGACCGCAAAGGGACGGGCCAGTTCTTTATTTCTGAACTGCTTAATGTTGACTTTGATCCGTTAGATTTTGCTACCGCTGAAGGTCAACCTGACAATCTTGTTGCCGTTCTTAGTGATCACCGTGAAATATTCCTGTTTGGTGAAGATACGATTGAAGTTTGGTATAACTCCGGTGCCTCTGATTTTCCTTTCGAGCGAAATCAGGGCGCATTCATTGAAAAGGGTTGCGGTGCTCGTTACTCAGTAGCAAAACAGAATAATACCGTTTACTTCATAGGTTCTGACTTGATGGTTTATCAAATGACTGGTTACACGCCAGTAAGGATAAGCACTCATGCAGTTGAGAAGACACTTAAAGACGTTGATCTAAGTGATGCGTTTGCCTACACGTATCAGGATGAAGGGCATTTGTTTTACGTGCTAACTATTCCAAGTAGAGATATTACCTGGTGTTACGACATTTCAACGGGTGCCTGGCATGTTAGGCAGTCTTACCAGTTTGGCCGCCACCAGTCTAACAATGCGATCTTCTTTGATTCAAAAACTTTGGTTGGTGATTTTCAGAATGGTCGAATCTATCAAATGGCTGGTAACTTCTACACTGATGACGGTGAGCCTGTAGTTCGTGAATTTGTTTTGCCTACCGTTAACAATGGTCGAGAGTTCTTAACCGTTGATAGCCTGGAGTTTGATATGGGTACTGGTGTGGGCCTTATCAGTGGTCAAGGTAACGACCCTGAACTTCGAGTTTATTTCTCTAAGGATTCAGGGAAAACTTACAGCGAAAGTTTTAAACGTGGTCGCATTGGTAAGGTTGGCGAATATTTAACAAGGGCCAAGGTTAACCGCTTTGGTGCTGCTAGGCAGTTCACCTTTAAGGTTGAAATATCAGATCCGATACCGATTGACATTGGCGGTGCGTGGGTTGAGGTTCGATAATGGCAGATAATAACGCTGAAAACTTAGTATCAAAACCGCCGCTTCAGGTTAAACTTATTGATCAGAATGGTTTAATGAATCGCGCCTGGTCTGTTTGGTTTCGTGACTTATATCGCCGTGTTGCCTACAAAGGTGGTAACGCTATTGACGATAACATTGAAGACATTGACGATCTTATCGCTGCTGTTGAAGCTAACATAATAGCAATAGCAGCCAATAAAGAAGCGATTGAAGAAAACGCATTATCTATTGCTCAGAACGCTGAGGACATTGCTACTAACTCAGAGGCTATTGTTCAAAATGCTTTGGCAATTGCAGAGAACGTAATAAATATAGAGGCCAACGCACAAGCAATAGTATTACTTGCTAATAGCATTGATTCTCATATCAATGCTTTCCAAGCTCACGGATCCAATGGTGATATAGTTGGCTTTAATGATACAGCTACTGAATCAACTGTTGGGCTTGTTGCTAGAATGGCCTCAATAGCTGACGCAGTAGAAACAACGGTTGATATTACTACTGCTGACATTGGCGCAGCTCCGGCAGCTTACGATCAGGCTTATACTCAATCGGTGACAGATTTAACAAACGAAAACAAAGCAGCAATAAATCAACTGGCTTCAGACCTTAACGATGCTATTGCGGTTCTTAACAACTTACTGGCAGAAAGCAAGTCTTCCGGCCAGATGACAACGCCATAGGGATAACATGAACGAGACAAACACAAAGCTGGAAGAATCACGCTCACTGGCAATTGTTGCGGCTGTATCTTCAATTGATATTGCTGAACGCTGTGGAAAGATTAACACACTTGAACAGGCCATGCTTCAGGAAGAGCAAGTTCCAATTGATGTTAACCACCGCTTTAATGGTGGCATTTATGCGCGTGAAATTACAATTCCTAAAGGTACACTGTTAACTGGTCGAATCCATAAGTTTGATCACTTCGATATTATGCTTAGTGGTGATATTTCCGTTTCAACCGATACCGGAGAAGTTAAGCGTCTTACTGGTTTGAATATCATGGAAGGCAAAGCTGGCAAGAAGCGAGCAGGATACGCGCACGAAGATACACACTGGATCACGTTCCACTGTGCAGAAGAGCGTAACCCTGAAGAAATGTATGAATTTCTAACTTGCGGCTCATTTGAAGAGCTGGAAGAATTTAACTATTTACTTGAACAGGCAATGAAGAAAATTGAGCATGATGAAGCTGTATTAACTGAATGCGCTAAGGCTATCGTTGATAAGGGGGATTTATGTCAGTAGTTGCGGCGGCGGTTGTCGGTTCTGCTGTTGTTGGTGGGGTTTCTGCTTACCAGTCCGGCAAGTCTCAAGAGAAAGCAGCGAAAAGCGCTGCGGCTTCACAAGAAGCTATTGCTGATGAAAACGTTGCCCTTCAACGAGAGCTAGCAAACCAGCAACGTGAAGACTTTGCTCCCTGGCGTGATATTGGTGAGCAAGCATTAAATCAAATGTGGGCTGGCGTTCAGTCTGGAGAGTTTGAAGTTGGTGATATTGATGTAACAAAGGACCCTGGATACCAGTTTAGAATGGATCAGGGTGTCGAGGCGCTTGATAAGTCGGCGGCGGCTCGCGGTCGATTGTTGAGTGGTGCACAGCAAAAAGGTGTTACTGATTATGCTCAAAACGTAGCAAGCCAGGAATACGCTAACGCTTATGCTCGAGAAGCCAATGAGAAGGCGCGTAAATACAACATGCTTTCAGGGTTGTCTTCTGGTGGTCAAGCTTCTGCTGCTGGTCAAGCTCAAGCCACAAGCCAGCTAGGGCAGCAAACAAGCAATATTCTTTCTAACTTAGGGCAGTCGCAAGCGCAGTCACAATACGCACAAGGCCAGGCTCGCGCTGGTGCCTATCAGGGCATGGCTCAGGCAGGGAACCAGGCGGCACAAAACTGGTTAATGTATAAAACTTTGGGGGCATCATAATGGCGGCTAATCAATATGGTATCGACTTAGGCGAGATATACCGAACTAAAGCAGCGGTTGAAGGTGCTCGAACTCAAAATAAACTATCAGGCTTAAAGCTTGGTGAAATGGAGCGTGAAATAGCAGAGAGGCCAGCAAAAGAGGCGGCTGCTGCTGAGCGTAAGAATGTGCTTACTGGCCTACGTCAAAAAGCTGTTGGTGGTGATGTTAGCGCACAGCAACAATTACTAGCACTTGATCCTGAAGGTGGCGCAACGTTCATTGATGCAGTTACCAAGATGGATGATCGCAAGCTTAAAGCTACTCAGCGTTCAGTTGATGAAATGGGCCAGCTTGCCGGGTACGTTCTTCAAGGTAAAACACCTGAAGAACAGGCTCGCCGTTATCAGTTAATGTATCAAGGCGTTTCGCCTGAAGTGCAATCAAAACTACCTGAACAATACGATCCGCAATTCATGGAGTTGTCACTATCTAAAGCTATGGCAATGGATAAGCTTCTTGAAAACCCTAAAGCCATTCAGGTCGGCGGTGAAGACGTTGTTTATAAAGCTGGCCGTGAAGTTGAGCGTAAAACTCGCCCGGTTAAAGCTTCCGGTACTGGCTCTGATGGTGGCGGCGTTAAGTCGGCTGATGAAAGCTTGATGTATCGCCAGTCTGTTGAATTGCTTGGTGGCCTGTTTGATCAGGCTGGTAATATTACCAATCTTGATCCTACCGTTAGAAACAAGGTCCAGGGCATTGCTACCGAAGCAACTAACATTTTCCGTGAAGGTGGTGTTACTCGATCACAAGCGGTTAAACAAGCGGCTCAGAAGTTTGGTCTTGAAGTTCCTGACGCTGGTAGTACAGTTGATGATAACGACCCTTTAGGTATTCGATGATAAACGAGCCCTTTAATTAGGGCTTTAATACAGGAGAGCCGCCGTGAGCGAGTTCATAAAAAGCTTCAGAGAACAAAACCCTCAATACAATGATATGGCTGATGATCAGCTAGTCACTGCGCTTCACAATAAATACTATTCAGATATTCCAGTCGAACAGTTTAATCAAAAAATTGGCTTTCAAGTTGCACCGATTGACCCGGTTGTTAGTGATCCAGTAGCAGAACAAGAGCCTGGATTGATTGCACAGCCAAGGCCACAAGAATCAGTTGCGCCTATGACTGGTTACGGTGCTTCTTCAGATATTCCAATTCAACAACAAGAACCAATCCCACAGCAACAACCTGTTGACGGCTTTACTGGTGCCGCAATAAAGGCGCCTGAAGAACAAAGCATGTTAGAGCTTGTTAGCGGCAAGCTTAAAAACTGGGCCGCTGGTGCTGGTGAGAGAGCTGGTGACGTTGGCGGCGCATTGCTTCAGACAATTGAAACGGTTGGAACTGGACTTGAACAGAAGTTTCCTATGGGCGGCCTTGTTTGGGAAGATGGTGACATTATCCCTTCTGTGCTTGATCCTGAAGAATGGGCTAAGCGAGAAGCTGAACCAATCTTAACTAAAGGTGCTGATGTTCTTAAAGATATTGATCTTGGCTATCAAGAGAAAGTCGGATGGGAAGACGTTAAAAAATCATTCTCTGAAGGTGGCCCGTTATCCGGTAGCGCTTACGCTGATGTCCTTGAGTATGGTATTGAGCAAGGCGTTAAATCGGTCCCTGACATGGTTGCGGCTATCTATGCCTTACCAACGTATATCTTTGCGCGTTCTGGCGAGATAGGAGAGCAGAGAGCGCAGAACAAGGGTAAAGAAAAGGCAGATCTTGAAGACGTACTTGAAGCGGCCCCTTTTGCCGTTGCATCTTCATTGCTTGAGCGTATCGGTGCTAAAGGCATTACCCAGGCTGGAAAAGAAGAGATCGGAAAAGAGATCTTGAAAGCTGGCATTAAAGAATCAACTAAGCGTGTTGCCGCTGCTGGCGGTAAAGCAATGACCAAAGAAGCGGCCACTGAAGCAATTCAGGAGGGCATGATTGAATATGTTGGTGAACGTTACGGCACTGACGTTGCAATGGATTGGAAAGAGGCACTTGATCAGGCTGCGGCTGGCGCTGTTGCTGGTGGCGTGTTTGTTGGTACTGGCGGCGGTGTTATGGCTACCGCTAACGAGATCAACTATTCGCCTGAAAAGGTTATCGCTAAGCAGCTTGAAAAAGATATTGAAGCTACTGAGGTTGTAGGCACTGAGCAAGCGGCTATTGAAGCGTTATCACCTGAACAAGCTAAAATCCAGCAAGAGCAAAAACCACAACAAAAACAAGAACTTAAAGAAAAAGAGGGAAAGGCTAAACCTGAGCCAGTAAAGCCAGTTGCAAAGCAAGAGTTTGAAATTGATAAGGCTCAAACCACTGAGCAAGATCCTGTTGCGCTTGAACTTCCTGAAGAAAAGCCAGTTAAACAACAAATCGTTGGCAAGGAAGTTGTTGAGGCTCCGATTGAAGAAGTAACCATTAGTGAAGATGTGCCGCAATTCAAAGAGGGCGCTGACGTTAAAGGCGTTGTTGAACCATTAGGCGGCAAGTTTGAAAGAACTGGCGTTGCTCCTATTCAAATATGGATCCGTGAAGATGGTCGCAAAGAAGTGATCAGCGGTCGCCACCGTTTAGACTTAGCTGAACGCAGTGGAGAAAAAACAATCCCGGCTCAATATCATTATGAGTCTGAAGGTTTCGGAGCAGATCAGGCGGCTGTGCTTGATGCAATGCTTAACATTCGTGAAGGTCAAGGTAAGGTAAAAGATTATGTCGATTTCATCAAAGCAACAAAACCAAGAAAAGCGGAAGCAGACGCGCAAGGAATACTGGCAAGACAGACGGGCAAAAGGGCTTTCACAATCGCAACTGAAGGAAGTGATGCGCTCATTACCAGCCACCGAAACGATCAGCTAACTGATGAAGCTGCAACTCGCATAGCTGAAGCCGCACCACGCAATGAAAAACTTCAGGCTGTTGGTATCAAGGCCATTCAAGATGGTAAGTCTATTGCCGTTGCTGAGAACATGGTTAAAGCCGTTAAAACCATGACGGACGAAACCGCGCAGCAAAGCGGTGATCTGTTTGGGTTCGATGACTCGGCTATGGTTGAAGCTGAAAACCTGGCGAAAGCAGCAGTTAAGAAGCAAAGCGAAATTCAAAAAACATTGTCGGCGGTACAAGGCGCAGCTAAGCGACCAGAGTTAGCCGCTAAAGAAGGCGTTGACGTTAAAAACCCTGAAGCTATTAAGGCCCGTATTGCTGAATTGAAAGAGCAAAAGCGTGATTGGCAAAACTGGCACACTAACCCTAAGTTAACCCAAGAGCTTAAAGCTCAACCTGAAAAGGCGGTAACTGATGAGAGGCCAGCGATCACGGAAGAAGCTAAAGCACCAACACCAGAGCCAGCGGCGCAGACTTTACCTAAAGAGAAAGATACCTTTACCAACTGGAACGCTAAAGATAGTGAAGGCGGTCCGGCTGAGCAGTCATTCAATCGCGGCGAGTATGCCAAAGCAGTGAAGAGCGACAAGGATAAAACTTTCTTTGATGGTGGTGAAATTGAAGGCATTTCTCAAGCTAAGCAGCAAGCCAAGATTAAAGGCGTATGGCATGACTTTGGTTCTATCGTTAAAGCTGATAAGCCTGAGCCAGTTAAAAAGCCAACTAAACCAATGTCTGAAGTTGTCGAGTCTGTTAGCAAGAAGAAAGGGAAAGGCTTAACTGATGCTGATAAAGTGCCAGCGCCTAAAGCTGATTATGCCACTGAGCCAGCACAAGCTTATCGTTCTTTCATGGAATCGGTAGCCAATCAAACCGCTACTATTGCCGAAATTAAAGCCGATGCTGAAAGCCTGATTAAAAACAAAGACGCTATCATTGCCAAGATGAGTGATCGCAAGTTCACCAAGGCAATGCTTCAGCAAATAACTCACTCGCCACGTTCTGATCTTAAAAAACCTCAAATGGTTAAAAGCGCGTATGAGTCGATGCTTGCGGCTCACGTTATGGGTGATGCTACGTTTACCATCTTCGGCGGTTCTAAAACCTACGAACAACAAATGATGGAGAAAATTAACAAGCAGACTCAAGCCGATGTTGACGCAGCTTATGAGAAGCAGCGTGAATACCGCGCTCAAATGAAGCAGCGTAAAGATGAGTTTGTTAAATCACTGTCTAACCCTGAAACCTTGCCAGAGTTTAAAGAGTTTATTCGTGTTCGCGGAAAAGACAAAATGAGCCCTGAACAACTGGCCGCTTATGATGAGCTTGTTGCTGAATCAATGGCAGAAGTTAAGCCTGAAGTTGTCAAAGCTGAAGCTGAAGCTGTAACCACTGAGCGAGCGCAAACCAAGCACACTAAAACTGGTGCGGATCTGTTTGTGGTAAAAATGGTTGGCCGTGTACCTAAAGAACAATTCAGAGAGTTAAGCGGAAAGGCTAAGCAGTTAGGCGGCTATTACTCTTCTTACTCAAAAGGTGACGCGATACCAGGATTTCAATTTAAAACGGTTGAAGCGGCTGATCAGTTTGAGCAGTTGCTATCTGGCAAAGATGTGGATAAAAGCGACTTCGCAGAGGCTAAAGCTGAAGTTAAACAGTCAAAGAACGCTGACAAGCTTTTAAATATGGCTGAAAAGATTGAAGCCAAGGCCACAGAAGAGATTAACCGACCAAGGCAGGCTAACACAGCAAAACGCGCTTCAATGGCCGCAGGCGCAACCGAGCGAGCTGAGAAACAACTTGCTTTGGCTAAGACGGTTCGCAATATCGCCGTTAAGCTTCAGGAAGGAGAAGTTAAACACCTGGGACAAATGAGCCAGGTCACACAGCTTGAAGAGCTGATCACCATTCAGAAACGTGCAATACCTAATGAATTGTATGAGCAAGGTTCGTTTGATGGGTACTCAATTAGCCGACCACTGAAAGAAGGCGTAACGGTTGACGACTACATTAACCTTGTCGGCTTCCCCGGTATCGAGCTTGATAGCGGAATCATAGAGAGCATTTCTAAATCACTTAAAGGTAAGCGAGGTTATTCCCGTTTATCTGCTGAGTTGCAAAAATTACCAAAAGGCAAGCGTGACTCACTTCGTAAGCTTACAAAAGAACAAGGCGATAAGATAATGGCCGCTAGTAAAGACGGTCACATTGAAGCTTATTCTCTTAGCTGGCTACCGGATCAGGTCGCAACATTAAACCGATTAGGCAAGTTGGGGATCTCTACTGGTGAGCAGTTACGCGCCGCTATTCGTGAGCTTGATTCTCTTCGAGTGGCGAAGCGACAAGAGGACCCAGTTAAAAAGCTTGAGCGTGATTTAGTTGGTAAGAAGATTGAAGGCTTCTTTCCTACTCCTACGCCATTAGTTGATCAGATGATTGACTATGCAGACATTAAACCAGGGCATGAGGTTTTAGAACCTTCCGCTGGTAAAGGTAACATTGCAGATCAGATCATGGTTTCCGCGCCGGATGCCTCGCTTGATGTTGTTGAATACAACACTTCGCTTGCTTCATTGCTTGAGGTTAAAGGTTATAACGTTGTTGGTAACGACTTCCTTGAATACTCCGGCAAGCAGTATGACCGCATTGTGATGAATCCACCGTTTGAAAACTTCCAGGACATTGACCATGTAAAACATGCTTATGACCTGTTAAAACCCGGTGGAAAACTTGTGGCTATCATGGGCGCCGGCGTGAAGAACTCGCGAAAGAAAGCGGTTGAGTTCCGTGAGTGGCTTGATGATGCTGGCAGTTACATTGAAGACTTACCAGAAGGAAGCTTTAAAGGTTCAGAGCGTTCGACTGGCGTTAACACTGTAATGGTTACGATTGAGAAAAACGACACCAATACACTTAACTACAAAAAGGATGACAGCAAGGTTTCACCTACACCGAAAGATGGTGATCGTGTATTTCATGCGCCTGGTCACAACTTTATTGGCATGTTCCGTTCAACCGGGATACCTGAGCGCCGTGACTTTGTAACCATTGAAGGCCGTAAGTTAAAGATCCCTGATGCGCCGCAACGTATCGAGCCGATCATGAGTAAGCTGATTAAGATAACTGGGCGCCGTATTTACTTTGGGAAAATCAAAGGCAAGTCGACTGAAGGTTTCTATCGTCCTAACGTTGGCGAGATAAGAACGCGCCGCAAGAATGACGTTGAAGTGTTGGCGCATGAAATGGCTCACTACCTTGATATTTATTCAAACGTTACTTTGCCTAACTTCCAAAAGCTTTATAAAGATCCTAAGTACTCTGCTGAAGTGGCAGCGCTTAGCTATACCGATGCTGATCCGAAGATTGAAAAAATTGAAGGGTTTGCTGAGTTTGTGCGCCTATGGCTAACGAATGCCAATGAAGCGCAATTGAGAGCGCCTAAGTTCTATGATGCGTTTACCAATGAGTTAGCGCGTGATCGTAAGCTGCTTAATCCTATGCGTGATATGCAGGACTTAATGCACAAGTTCTACTTCCAGGGACCAGATAAGCTAGGCCAAGCGTTAATTGGTCAAGATGTTTCATTCAAGCAGCGTTTTAACGAGTGGGCTTATCGCCGTGACTCGCGTATTCGTCAGCAAGTTATTGACCGTTTTCATGCCGCTAGAAAGGTTGAGCAAGAGCTAACCCGTAAAATTGGGACCGTTGAAGAGTCAGCCTGGAAGCAATTTAGAATTGCCAATGGTGGTGCGGAAGGTATCTCTGATTACATTCTTAACTATGGCACCGTTCAATTTGACGAAAAAGGCGATCTGAAGCGTAGCGGTAAAAGCCTACATGAAGTCATGGAGCCAGTTAAAACAATCAAGCTAAAGCCTGAGCATGAAGGTGATCAGAAGATTGATTTACTAATGCGTTATTTTGCTGGCCGCCGAGCGTTAGAGCTTCACCGCCAGAAGCGTGAAAACCTGATCCCTAAAGAAACCGCTAAAGAATGGGCTCGCCTTGGTAAAGACTACCCGGTGTTTGAGTCCATCCAAAAAGAGTATCAAGAGTTCAATGATCGCATGATGGACTTTTACGAAGAAGCCGGAATGGTTACGCCTGAAGGTCGTAAAACAATGCAGTCAATGAACAAGGACTATGTACCTTTCAACCGTATCCGTGATCAGCTTGCTGGTGGTAAAGGTGCGTCTAGTGCCGGATTCCAAAAGCTTAAAGGTGGCACCGCTAACCTGAATGATATTTTGGTGAACATTCAAGACGGCATAACGGCCAACGTCCGATCGGCATTAAACAACCGAGCTAAACAGCGACTTTATCAATACATTTCAGGCCATAAAGACGGGGCAATTTTTGCAACTAAGATAGCACCGGATTCTAAGCCTGTTCAGGTTTACGCTGATGAAATGCAAGCGAAGATCAGCAAGGTTCTTGAGGCTAACGGAATTGAGATAGAAGGTGATCTTGATTTAGCCAGCAAAGAGCTTCTTACTTTCTGGCAACATGGTGTTGCGCCTCGCGTCAATGAGTCTGGAAATATTGTTGATTCAGTGATCATTAACGGAAAGCCGAAGTATTACGAAGTTCAAGATCCACTTCTTCAAGAAATGCTTATGTCAATGAATCCTGAAAGCTACAGCTCATTTATGAATGTGATGTTCGGTGTTAAGAACTTCTTTACCCGTACCATTACGCTAGGGATTGAGTTCACCGGGGCTAACCTGGTGCGCGATACGGTTGGCGCAACATTCCTAAGCAAGAATAACTTCAAGCCGTTTATAAGTTCGTTCCAGGGTATGTATTCGTTTTTAGCTAAAGACAAGCATTACCAGGACTTCATTCGCTCAGGTGGTGGTCACTCAAGCCGTCTTGAGGGTGCAACCCGTGACAGCCAGGCAAGACGAAGAGTTAAGCTTGATGAATTTGGCGTTATGACTGGGCCTGAAAGGTTACTAAGCAGCATTGATAACTTAGCGAGCGCCTTTGAATATGGCACTCGTATTGGTGAATACAGACTTGCCAAGAAAAATATGAAGTCTGATATGGACGCTGGTTTTGATGCGAGAGAGATCTCCACTGACTTTAGTGTTCTTGGTGCTAACAGGTTCCTGACTGGCTACATTCGCACAGTTCCGTTCCTAAACGCGATGGTTCAATCACAGGATCGTGTATTTAGAGAGGCGGCAGTAAGCAAGCGTTATGACGGAAACCCTACAGCTATGGCTATGAAGGCGTTTCTTGGTATTACAGTGCCGACTCTGATCCTTTATTTGGTGAATAAAGATGACGAAGATTACAAAGCAATACCGGATTACGAAAAAAGAACTAACTGGCATATTAAA